GAGCGGTAGAGCTTGTCAGTGTCGGTCGCCAGGTACAACGCACCGGAACCCGCCGAAGACGCGCTCGGCTTCGACGCATCCGTCCCAGCGGCGATGCTCGGGGTAGACCCCGCGTTCTTCACCTTCTCGTTCAATGTCCCGCTGGACGGGGTGGAGTACCAGTTCGTCCCGCCTACCGCTGCCTTCAGCGCTTTCGCGAAGAACGACAGCAGCGTCGTGAGATTCCCCGTGTTGGAAAACGATGTCGCGATGTTCTGATCGACCGTCCGGCTACCGATCACCGTATCCGTCGCTGCCTCAGAGGCCAACAGCGTCGATGTCACCGACCCCGCCGCCAGCGGGGCCACACCACCCGCGCCGATGATCTCCTGCGCCATGAACGAGATATCCGGGTGAATCCAACGCTTCTCCCCGGTGGTCGTGTTATGGATCTCGATCGCGTACATCCCACTCTCGGGGATGTCCAGATCGACAGTAAGCTGCCAGAACCCGTTCGAGTCGGTCGTCGTGGACACGCCGGAGTAGGTGAGCGTACCGTCGTTCGCCCTCCCGTATGCCTTCACCGACAGGCCGGAGATCGCACCGCCGAGCGAGTTCTTGACATAGCCTCGGAGCGTCTTGTTATTGGCCATATGTCACCTCCTACGGCTACAGCCCAGACCTGTTCGCCCGCGAGTGGTCCCGTCCCGCAAGCGCCTCACGAACGTAATACAGCGGATCAGCCTGTGCGTGATCCTCGTCGATATAGATCACCTTGATCCCACCAGCCTGAAAATTCGCCTGTCGAAAGGCGTCCTTGAGTATCTTGTCATTACCTTGACCGTAGTGCCAAAACAACCCCTGCACCTCGATGCCGATATTCTCAGGTATAAGCAAAAAGTCCACAGTAGAGTAATAACTCTGGTACGCTCCCGGAGTACGAGCAATGTATTCAAAATCCACCCCCGGAGAGCGGCCCATCGCCGTCAACGCCCAGAAGATTGCCCACTCCGGCCGCGTCCCCGGCCAGCTCGGCGGGGGGTCCCCGGCCGGTTCTTCCCGTGTGAAGCGCGTCGCCTGCGGGAGACCGCGCTCTCGCAGCGTCAACGGCTCCTGCGACCACCCACGCGGGTTCTTGCGTCGCGTCGTCAGTGATGGAACGCGCACCTTCGGCAACTTGATCTTGGTGGAGCGGTCATACGATACGGACATGTTTACAACTCCCCGACCGACGCCAGGAAAACCGTAAAGCGCCCCTCGTCCTCCGCGCCGCCTCGCTCAGCGCCGTTCACCTGGGTGAACACCACCCGCGCCGAGCGTTCCTCGTCTCGCTCGTCCCGGTAGGTAAACTGCCCGACTTCCTTGCGTTCGACAATTTCGACAAAGCGCCGCATGAGTTCGGACTTGGTTACTCCATCCCAGTCCCGCGTCAGGTTCAACTCCAGTTGCCACCCCCAGACAATGTCCGGACGTCTCACATACACCAACGCTGCCGATTTGAGGACCGGCGTCTTCGTGTTGTCGCTACCCCGCTCCAACTCGAACCGCAGACGAGCCGAACGGAACGGGACCCCCGAATCGCTCCCCAACCGGAAACTCGATGCCCCGTTCGTAGTGATCTCACACACCTGCTCGTACTGACCGCGTTCGTCGAAATCAATCCATATCCGGATCTTTTCCGTACTGGAACACCCAGCCGTCTCCACATCCAACGACAGGGCCACCTTGTCCATCTCCGGCCAGCCCATATCGTTCCAGTACGTCTCCAGGTACCCCTGTTGGGAAAATGTTTGCGTTGGGTTCTGTAATGGGTTGTGCAATTCCGTCGATAGCTCAACGGTATACACCCCGTTACCGTCCGAAAACCACAGCCGGTACTTCCCGTCAACGCTCGATGTGGTAACGTAGGCATACCCCATCTGCGTCCCAGCGGAACCAGAGTAGAGCACATGCCAGCTCACCCCAGGTGAGTACAACACCGCCCCAACCGACGTGGTTTGTCCCATCGGATCGAGCGCCAGCGGGTCGCTGACCCGCACCTCGTTCACCGGAGGTTCTCCTCCAGACGGCAGCGAGTTCAGGACAGCGAAACAATATGCATGCCCGCCGACAACCTGCCGTATGCTGCCAAACAGCTCGCTCGGCAGTCCGTCGTCCCGGGCAGGACCCACGTTGGTGATCGTTGACCCGTTCCAGTTATAAATCGTCGCTTTGTCCGGTACACGCAACTCCCCGCGAAACACGTCCGCAATCGTCGCGCCGCCATCCGACACCGGATACGTCAACGGGGTGCGATAGAAACGCTGACTGGCAAAGTCATAGGCATACAACCCAGCCCGCGTCACCGCGTGTATTGCTTCCTCACCGGTCAGGTCAAAGTAGACAATCAGTTGCTTACAATAGCCTGGCGGAACACGTAACTTACCGGCCGCCGTCCAGTCACCACTTGAATAATTCGGGCCAATCGACCAGTACATGTTGTTGTTCTGGTCTATCCGCCACACCTTGTCATCCCAAACAACACAGGCGTTCGACCCAACTGCCCACGAGGACCAGCTCGAACCGTTCCACTTGTAGATATTCGAGCTGGTAAAGATCAGTAACGAATCGTCGAAAACAACCCCTCCGGCAAGCGTCCCGGTAATCGTCTGCGACGGGCTAGTCGAAACGATGGCAGTTCCATTCCAACGCTTTGCCGCACCATCGACAACAAAGAACGTGTCACCGTTGTAATCAATAATCAAGTCGGCTGGACCAGTGGTGTGCACCTTCGTAATCAACGGTCCAAGCGTCAAGAACTTATGGCTCGTGTCAACCCCGTTCGCCCACCAGAACCGTTCCTGGTCACGTGGAAACTGCCCATACAGGATGCCCAACCCACCATTCCATTTGGACGAGATCCACGACGAGTCCAACACGCGGCTATCCCGCGAGTAGTCCCCCGTCACAATCTTCGGTGGGAATGGGTTGACCGCCGTCTTGCGTACCGTCCCGACAATCGGGAACCGGTACCCGTATAGGACAACCTCATCTGTACGCACAACGTTATCGGACATGCGTTTCCTCCTCCGCTGTGCGCTAGTCGATCACCGGACGGCTACCTTGGGCAATCCTCCCCGCCACCCGGCGTATGTTGCGCTCGAATTCCTCCTGCGCCACAAGCTGCCGTCGCAGGTGCTCATCAACATCGACACCGCCGCCGCGCGCCCGCTCCGCATGCAACAACACAGCGGCGCGGGCAATCACCACGCCGGGTTCGATATCCAACGTCGAAAGCTCGAACTGGGGAACACTCAGTGTCCGCACCCCGGTGATCGTCAACGTCTCCGACACCGTCTCCGGCGCAGAGTCAGTCAACCGAATCACCCGTCCGGGGAGCATCGACCACGCGTCCGCGTCAAGCTGCGTCGCGCCGTCCCACACAGCGGTCACATGGGTCACCAGATCCGGGATCGTAATCTCCCGGTTCCCGTCGGTATCCGTGACCACCGGTATTTGGGATATCTCGACCGAGATGCGCGAGATCGTCGCTACCTCACGCACTGCCGCGTGAATCGCGGCATCTACGTCATACGGAGAAACATCGTTCCGGAAGAGCGCGTAGCGGTCACCGGCAGCCGGAACCGACACCAACGGCGATGACAGCTCCAGCACCGATGCGTTGTACCCCACAACACGCCGTACCCGCCCCGCATCGTACCCCGCGTTCGCCGGGTCTAGCATCAACCACCAACCCCGGTAACTGCCCGATAGCAGCGTATCGTCGATCAACGACGCCTCAGTGGCGCGAGTCACCCGTCCCAGGATCACCTCACCCACGCGCTTCGCCACCGCAATACGCAACTCCCACAAGGTCAGCCCCGCCGCATGCGAACGGCCAACCACGAAACGGCGCGTTACCGTGAGCGGGTCAGGGCCGAGCCACGTGGCCACATATTGCCCGCTCACGTTGAGCGAGGTACCGGGGAGGTCTGTGTCGTACCTCCCCTCACCCCGCGCCGTCGCTTCCGTCTGCGGCAGCACCTCCTGGCCCACGCTGTTGACCACCGATACGCTAACCGTTTCATCCTCCAGACCCGGCAACATTTCCGTGAGGACCGCGTCCCTCCCGAGCACAAAGTCAGGCATAGCGTTTCCTCCCCACGGTCAATCCGCCGCAAACTCCTCCGCGTCCTCGGGTTCTTCCTCCCGGTCCGGAACATGGACCAGATACTGCTCCAAGAAGTTCAGCTCGTACATGCCGTATTCTTCTTCGCGTCGCTTCGGCTTCATCGACAACCACGTCTGTTTATGCAACCCCGTGGCCTGGTCGGTCATGTAGTACTGCCCGTTACGCCCGTATGCCATAATCAGGGCTACGGCGTCCCTCCGCGACACGCGCTTACCAAAACGGGGAGAGATGTTGAACTCCCGGCTACCACCCCCCGGTTTATTCAGGTACACCGTCATGGGTCTACCATCATTAGTCTTGATAAGTACGTCAGGGCGATCATGGTAGCCGTTCAAAAACCAGTCTAGAGCAACCGAACGGTAGGGTTCTTCAAGCGATAAAATATCATCTATGTTTTCCGGGTAGTAGTCTCCGTACTCTCGTCGGTATGCCTCTTGGATGTCTTCTGGTACTGCCATCTCTGCGGTTGCCTCACGTTCTTTGGATCAGTAAAGTCCCAATACCCCGGCTCATCGGGCTTCAGATAATACCCGTCAGGACGTATCCTAACTGCCGGCGCATGCGGTAAAAACACGAGGTGTGCGTCAGCGTCGCACACCTCACACGGAACAATCTTCTCTGTTTCGTGTCTGTAGGCCTCAAACATGTGCCCACAGTCGTGACATAGGTAATCTCGTAACGCGCGCATAGTTCCCGTATAGAGAAGGGCGGGGCATACGCCCCGCCCCAACCAACGCCAATCCCGAGCGGTTAGCTCAGGTCAACGATCTTTGCCTGTCGCCCCGGATGCTTGCAGATCAGCTGCGAGTAGTGGGTCACGACAAAGCGGTCGGCATCCGTGTTGACCGCCTGCGGGCTAGTCTCGAAGTTCTGGAGGATGTAGTAGGCCCAGTCCCGCGTATCCAACGCATACACCGCGCCATCCGCCAGATCCGGGACAGCGATCCATTCGATCCCGTTGTACGAGATCGAGGAGAAGCCCCAGTCGAGCGACTTCGTATCCACCCAGCGCCGCTGGTCGTCCAACATGTTGCCGTAATCGAACCAGTGCTTATACGAACTCAGGATACGATTGATCTTCGCTCCCGAGCGCGACGGCTTCGCCATCTCCTTGACGACGTTCTGGAGCAGCGCAAGCGTCAACGGACGGCCGGTACCGCCGTTCCGCTGCACATACGACTCCCAGAATGAGTAGGTCGAGCGGTCGATGCCCGCGTACACATTAACGCCTCCGCTCGAAGCCTTGTCGTTGATGATATACGCGAACCCGTCGATATCCTTCCCCGAGTTGCCTGGGGCGCTTGCCGAGAGGAGTTGGGTGTTCAGCTTGTCCTTGAAGTTCTCCAACGCCTCCCGCGCATCGTTCGCCAACGCCTCCATGAACCCGCCAGCGCCAGCCGTCGCCGCCTGCGCAAAGCGCGTCACTTCGATACCGACATAGTTCATCTTGAACGGCCGCGAAGCCGCAAGATAGAACTGCTTGTCAGTCGCCGTCAGCGCGTCGGATTCGCTATACGACGTAGCATTCGAACCGCCAGAACCGGGATAGTGCACCTTCCACGCAACTGAATCCGCGACGCCAGCCTTCCGAGGGAAGAAGTTGTACATCGACAACGAGCGATTCATCGCCTCGGTAAACGGCGTCTCGTAATGTTCTTTAATCAGTTGCGCGACAGCAGCAAGATCTGTCGCCATACCTCAGCCTCTCCATACATACTAACGAGTGGTTGGAACCGGGAGACTGCGCAAGATATCGAACGCCTCATCAAACGTCGTCGCGCGCTTCTTCGGTCCGGGAGCCGGAGCCGATCCGCCTTCGAACCGATCCGCGCCACTCCGCTGGCGATCCGTCCGTTGTTGCTGCCGTCGCAATGCGGCCACGTCAGCCGCGTATGTCTCCATCGCCTGCGGCGAATCAAACGCCAGCAACTTCTCCAACGGAACCCCATACCGGGTGCTGATGATATTCGCCACCGCGAATTTCAACGCGCCCGCAGCCTGACTATCGCGTTCCACGATCTCCCGTTGGCGCTCCTCCAGCTCCGCCTCCCGCGCCTCCGCCTCCTTCTGCGCAGTCCACGCCTGCCAGGCAGCGGCCTGCTGCTCCGGGGGCAGGGATTGCAACTGAAGCTGGAATAACTGGGACTCATACGCCAGGAGCTGCGTCTGCAACTCGCGCAGCCGCTCCTCCTTCTCCTGTACAGTGCGCTGTAGTCCCTTGAAGCGCATCTCCCAATTGTCCTGTGGTGGTACAGCCCGTGGTTGCTCCGTTCCACCGAGCGGCCCGCCTCCTTGGCCAGCCGGAGCGACCGGAGGTAGATTACCTCCCGTGTCTCCCTGTTCCGAAGGAACGTCTTCCAGCTCAGCGGGGACCGAGATCTCTGGGTCCATACGTTATTCACCTCATCGTCTACTCAGATAAAAACGTCCTCACTCCCGTATCCGCCCCCGGAGCGCGTGTCTGCAACCAGTTGAGGTACTCCGCATACGACGGGTACTGTGCCTGTGCCTCGTACCGGCGTATCCTCGACCAGTGCGGTGTGCGCCCGCGTGACATCGCGAGAGCCGCATAGATCTGCGCGGCGCGGTTATCATCCGCAACGTTCCAATACCCTGTCGCCGGATGCCCCGCGTTCGCCAGTTGATTGCTGACCTCATCCGGGAGGCGCTCCGGAAGGCCAGCCGCCGAGGCGCGAATACCAGCCTCGGTGTCGGAAAGGAATTTCATCGGTATCGGCGCGAAGAACCCCCACACACTCCCGATCTGCTGCGCCCGGCGCACATCGCGCTCGGCCCGCCGGTAAATCGGACTCGTCGGGTCATTCATCGCCCGCAGATAATCCGGGTGGTTCGCCCGCCCCGTCTCCTCGATACTCAACTCCGCAATACGTTTGTTGATCTCGTAATCGCGATAATGCGAACCAGTCAGCGTCGTCGAACGCTTCCCCAACAACACGCGCTGCCCGCGATCCACGATCTGCGGGATCAGGGTCAGACGCTCTGGATTCACCCCCGTGAACGATTCGATCATCCCGGATGTGCGCAACAACCCGGGAGCCTCAGCATCGGCCCCGTACACCCCCACCATCGTCAGCGGAATCTGAACCCACGGGGCGGGAGAAATACCGGCTGCCCCGACCAGGTTCAACACCTTGCCATACGCCGGAGCATCCGCCGAGATATACCGAGGCCGCGTCTGGTCGGCGATGGACAGTGCCACCATCGGGTTGAAGTAGACCATCCCATCCCGGCCAAACAACGTCTCCATAAACCCCAGCCGCGTCCCCAACATACCGGTAAACCGGCTCGTCAGGCCTCGTTCCTTCCGATCCTCGTCCGCCACCTGGTCATACGTCTGCCAAATACGCAGGATCAGCGGGTTCGCGGCCAGCGTGTCCAGATAGAACGGGATGTTCCGCGTCGCCCACCAGTGGAACGGCAGCCAGCTCGACAACCGCAACCGTTCCTCGATGACCCGCTCATCCTCAATCGGGAAGTGGATCTTGTTCGACATATCAACGCCGCGTTGGCTGGCCTCATCCAGCCCACGCCGCCAGGTCTCCACCAGCGACCGCACCGTGTCGGCGTCCGCGCCGCCACGTTGCAACGCCTCACGCAGCTGCTCCGCCGTAAACGGACCCAGGTCGAGCTGTCGCAGCACATCCTCCCGCGCCTGGAGATACGGCGGCAGCAGCCGCTCCACCTCCTTGCGGAAGCGGGGGAGGAAGAGCTTCTCCATATACTCCTGGTGCGCGAAACGCCAGGCAGCCTTACGGAACGCATTCTCCACCCCACGGTTGACGTAGCGGTCGAAGCGCACCGCCAGCCCAGCCCAACGGCCCAACCGGCCCGGCAACAACCGCTCCAACGCCACATCGGACTGCACCGCCTGGAACTCCGACGGCAGGTCGCGCAACCGCACCCCCTGCGCCTGTCGCGCGCGGTTAAACCCCGCGAGGAACCGCCCCACGCGGGCATCCCACGACGCGGGGATGTCCTCGACCAGCGCCGTCGCCTCGCCGCCCATCAACGCCTCTTCCGGGACGGCAATACCGTACCGCTGCGCGTACATCTCGGCCGATTCCTTCGGCACCAAGGGATTGATCCCGAAGATGGCCGACTTCACGCTCATGTCAAGCACATTCACCGTGAAGCGGCGCACCGACAGCAGCGCCTGTTCGCGCCAGGCCTTGGGGAGGTCGGCAATCAACCCCCGGGGCTTCTCATCCCACTTGATCCCCATCTCTTTGGCAAGCTGCTTCTGGTAGGCGATCACCGCCCCCTCGCGGGCCGCCTTGCCGATCGGACGATCCTGCGCCGCGAAGATCACAATCGACCCCGGTTTGGACGCATACTCGGCCGCCCGCACCAGTCGCTCCTCCTCGGTCATGTTCGGGTGCAGGTCGCTCAACACGCGCAACGACCCGTCCGCCGTCCCGACCTGGAGATCGGAGATGTTGATATGCGCTGCCCGCAGAAACGACAGAATCACGTTACGCTGGCTCTGCTTGGCATACGGAACCAGCCGCAACACGTCCCCGACCGTCATCAACGGCCCCACCGGCATCGACAACGGGTTGCGCTGGTTGATCTCAGCGGCCAGTTCCGTCACCGTGTCCTGGAACTTGCGCCAGTTCTGCTCCAGCTTCACCCCCAGCTCCGAGGTGCGGAAGTGCTCCAGCGCCTCACGCTCCTCCCGGGTCAACACCCCGGTCCCGCCAAATGCGCGGCTACGCTCCACCGGCCGCTTGCCCCCCGGCAAGCGCGCCAACGAGCGGAACACCGGCGACAGGATTCCTGCCGCCTCCATCGTCAGCCCCAGGTCGCGCAACGCCAGCGAGAGCGTCTCCCGCGCCGTGTCCGGCTCAGCAAACGCGCGCTCGATCGCCTCGCGGAACTCCCCCGGCTCCCACAACTCGAACGCCTGGAACTGTTCCGGGTAGTCCCCCACCGCCTCGGTAAGGATCTCCCGGACCTGCACCACCTCCGGGTCATCCGCCTGGCGTCCCGTCTCCCGGGCGATCCGGTCCACCACCGAGCCGACCGAGTCATACGCATCCGGAGCCTCAACCGGCGGGATACGCGGCCCCTGCACCGGCTGCGTCTCCAGGAACTGTCGATCCAGCTCCTCCCGCGCCCGCTCCCGCTGCCGCGCCAGCGCCTGCTGCTTCCAAGCGTCGATCTCGTCCTGGACAAACCGCGTCCCACCAGAGAAGGTCAACTGAAGTTGTTCCGCTGGGTGGTAGACCGGCCCAGTGTCCGCCTGTGTCCCGACACCCGGCTCAGCCTCCGGCTCCGCCCGCTCAGGCAACGGCGCGGCCTCCGGCTCGGGTGCAGGCACAACCTCCTCCGCAGCGGGCGTAACCTCCTCCGACGCCTGCGGAAACACCCGCAGGCCACGAGCCTCCGCTTCGTCGCGCGCGATGCGCCGGGCAATCTCCTCGCCCGCATCGAACTCCACACTCCCCGGAGCGCCGACATGCCGGAATGGCGGGTCCTGCTCACGCCGCGCAACCGCCAGCACATCCGCATCCGACGCCTTACGCGCCCAGCGGATCATCTCAAGCGCCGGACCAAAGAACTTGTTCGCCCGCTCGGATAGGATATTCGCGCCAGTCACCTCAGTGATGAATCGAGCGGCCCGCTGTTCCAGATCATTCAACCGAAGGACGCTCGGAGCGGCGACGACATCCTCGCCCAGGTCCACATCGCCCAGCCGCTCATCATTCGCTCGTCCTGCCGCCCGTACCTGTGGTGCGTTCCCCGCCTGGATAATCCGCTCAGCCTCAGCGCGCAACAGCGAATCAGAAACGTCCCTCGCTGCTGAATACGCGGCAAACGTCTTCCTCAGCGTCCTGGCCCGTTTCCGCGCCGCTTCTGTAGGTAGATCAGCCAAAGCAGCAGCAAAATTAGCTTCCGCTGATTCTGCTGCCATATGTTCTTGCCGTGAACGGATCGCCCCGACCGCTTCATTATACTTCTGATACGCCTGCTGCATACGGCGCACCGCCTCCTGCGTCTCTGGAGAAAGCTGAGCGAATTCAGCGCTTTCGACGTTCTCGGCCTTGCTGATGAAGCTATTGATTCGATCACGAAGGATCTGCTCGGAACTCTTGAACGCATCGAGACGCCGTAACAACGAGTCATGCAGCGTAGACAAATGCCGGTATTCGTCGTCAACACCCGGTTCACTTATCTTATAACGCAACGAGGACATCCGGTCACGTATCTCTTTCAGCTTCTCTTCTACTTGTTGCTTCGTCGCATTTGGAGGAAGAATACTCTCTTCGGTCACGTTAGCAAACGGACCTGGAGAAGGGAATAAACGCTCCGACTCGCTGACAAGCAGCCTTGAAGCTTCAAGGTCTAGTTCTTTGTACTCCTGATATTGTTTACGTACACGGCTGACAGCGTTTCTCGACTTCTTCGTCTTCAACCCATCAAGCGAAAGATGCGTGTCCCTGACGAATCGCCGCTCTTCAGGCGTCAACATACTCATCTCAGAATCGAAGAGTCGTTTCGCCCCACTGGCCCGCCGAACAGCCTCCTGCGCAGGGCGAGACAGCTGCCGAAACTCATCCGTGTCCGTATCCCTCGCCCGGTTCCGGAAAGACTGACGATTCGCCTGAAGAATCTCTTCCGGAGTCCGCGTAGCATTCAGCTCTTGCTGCAACTCATTACGCCGGGCCTTGAGACGCTCAACCTCCCGAGCGGCTTCAGGATCGAATCGGAACGCCAGAAGACCTATCTCATCATCGATTCGACGCATCTCCGACTCGATAGCGTTGCGTTTGTTGCGTAGAAGCGCTTGTTCAAGTCCCTTCCAGTCCCCGGAAAGCGTCATCTTGATCGCATCATGCGACGTACCTTTGGGCAGCCTACTCACGATATCCCAGAAGTTTCTCCCCGTGTGCAGGAGCTGGTCCCGCCCCAACGTGAACGAGCGGAACCGCTCGGCTCCGGGGGTGATCGCATCCGCCGTAACAACGAGACCGTTCACCCGGTCCGCCATGTAGAGCTGCCCGTTGTAGACCAGGATATCCCCCCGCTGCACCCGCGTATCCGATGTCGTTGGGACGCCCCGCGTCAGGTCAATCGGCTCCAGGTCCGCCAGCGACGACGGTTCTGCCACCTCGGGCAACGCCTGTTCAACCGGCCGTTCCGGCACAACCTCAGGCTGCGGCGCGATCTCAGCCTGCGGCGCGACCTGAGGCTGCACCTCCGGCTCCGGAACACGCGCCTGTTCCTGCGGCATCGCCTCCGCGCCTACCTGCCGGGTAGCCGCATCGACCACGCCTTCGTCCCCCGACTCCCCGAGCCACGCCCGTACCCGCTCGAAGTCATCCGCCAGCTTCCCCGACAGGTTCAAGGCGTACCCATGGTTCGCATTCAGGTACTGCGCCGCCTCCAGCACCCGCTTCGGTGTGCGCCTGCGCGGCGTAACCGTCTCCGGGTCAACCACATCCATCCAGCGCAAAATCTGTTGTAACGCCTGCTGCTCCGGGTCGGTATCCACAATATCCTCAACCAGCCCGGTATTGATCGCGTCGCGTACTGCCTCGAATGTCTGCGCCGGTGTCGCCCCACGCGGTATCCGCTCCCGCAGCCCCAGTTTCCGAATCGCCGCCTGAATCGCCCTGCGCATGTTCTCCGAGCCATACGACACCTCGTCAAGCGGCTTCCCGGACTGGTTCCGCACCCAATTGACCAACACCGCCTCATCCGCCCGCAGCGTCTCCGGGACCGGGCCGAAGATCGTATCCGCCAGCTCACGCCCAGCGTCCCCATACTGCCGCTGCATCTGCGCGCGCAAGCGCCGCCGGTCGGCCGCCAAACCAGGGTCCAACACCCCGGAACGCAGCCGTTCCTGCACCGCCCGCGCCTTCTCCCCCAACTCATCCAAACTGAACGAGCCGTTCTCGATCGGGCCAATCGTCGCGATCCCCTCCCCCTCGAAGGGGACAGCGTCAGTAAGCGTCAGCTTCCCAAAGGCGTTGCCGGGGATACCACGCTGGGCATCAATGCTGTTCGGCGTGAACCACCCCTCGTTATTCAACTTGATGATCGTGTCGAACAGCTGCCGGTCGGTCGCGTCCGGCACCGCCTGGCGCAGGTGCGAGATCAGCACAAACCGCTCACCCCGCCGCTTCGACGTCGTCTGCTGTACCCGGTTGCTGCCTGTGATGAAGTTGCGGACTTGCTGCTCTACCTCAGCATCCGTCATCGGCTGGCGCACCCGCGACGCCACCACCCGCTGCCCAGCCTCCCGCTGCCGGTTCAGGTTCCGCACCACCTCGTCCCGCACCTGGAACGACTCCTGGTACCCCAGATCGTACTTACGCCGCAGTTCATGCGCCGTCGGGGTACGCACCTCCCCCGTCAAGCGCGCCTCGCGCAGCCGTTCCTGCGTCTCCTGCTCCACCGCCGTGGTCAGCTTCTGGTCAGCCCCCCGTGGCACAAACGACCAACCCACGCGGGTCGCCGCCTCCGCCTGAACCTCGCTCGGACGCTTGAGGATCTTGTAAATCCCGTTCTTGTTCGGCGCGGAGAGCGCTCCTCTCCGCACCCACGCATTCAACACCTTGGCCGCGTCACCGCGCGGCCAGCCCAACTCCTTCGACACCGTCGCCGCCGAAATCGTGTTCGTATTCGGGCGTTGGAGCAGGTCCCCCACCAGGTCCTCCGGCGGACGGAAGAAATCGAGCTGCACATCCCCCGTCGGACTCACGAACCCCGGTTGTGTATACGGCTTCTGCCCGAACCGCTGCGCGAACTGCGACTGCATCTCGTTACGCAGCTTGCGCTCCTCCGGCGTCATCGGGCGCACCCGCATCCGACGCTTGCGGCGCTCAAGCGGGAAACGCGCATCCGGCTTCGGCGGACCCAACGGCAACAACTGTTGCCCCGTCTCGCTGGCGAAGTCCGGCTCGAACAACCCCAGCTTCTCCAGCGCGCGTTCCATATACCGCCCCTCGCGCAGGAGCTTCACCTTGTCGGACAGGCCAAACATATCCGGCGCGAACCGCCGTTGCGCGCGCTTCGCCACCGCCCACGGCACCGCCACCGGAGCCGCCAGGATACGGTTCGCCACCTCATCCGCCGCTTCGGCCAACACTATGCCCCGGCCCTTTGGTAGCGGTAGGCCTCGCGCCAACGCCGCCGCCGCCTTCGCATCCATCGCGCCCTCGGCAGCCAGGCGTCCCGCCTGGTATGCCTTCGCCGCCTTGACAGGCAACCCGATACCGACCAGGTTCAACGGGTCGCCGGCAATCTCCGTCCCGATGCGCGTGTACTGCTTGTCCTTATACGCCTCACGGAACGCGGCTGTGTACGACGGGGCGTCCCGGATCGCCCGCGCCTTCTCCGGGCTATCCCCCAACGGGACCCCAGCCAACTCCAGCGGCGCGATCACTTCCTTCGCCAAAAACCCAATCGCCGGGCGGGTGATGAACCGATTCCCCAAGTCAAAGAACGTCCCCGCAGCAGAAGCGGCCGTCCCCAGCGCACCCAGCGTCTGGTCCAGCACCCCCCGGTCCTGCGGCTCCTCCGGCTCCGGCACCGCGTTCCGCGCCGCCCGGTCCGCCGCCTGAATACCCGCCTGGTACGACTCGGCGCGGCGGCGCTGCCGTTCCTTGATCTCATCAAGGAACGTGTACGGTGTACTCATAGCGCCTCCTTACGCCCTACCAGCTGCTTGGACCTCGGTACAACGCTCCGTATCCGTAGATATGCTTCGACCACCACGGATCATTCAACGATACGTAGCGGACGATATCCCCCTCCGACGTCGCCATCAACACCTGACCATTCCCCATGTAGATCCCCACATGGCTCACCGTCGGCGCGCCCGCATACGTCCGCGTGTAGAACACCAAGTCCCCCGGGCGCAGTTCGTTCTGCCCAATACGCCGCGTGTTGTTGTACTGGTCCTGGGCGGTACGTCCGATATTCACCCCAAGATATTTGCCGTAGAAGTAGTGCACCAACCCCGAGCAGTCGAAACCACCCTCTTCGAACGACTCGCCGCCCCACCGGTACGGCTGGCCAATCACCCGGCTGGCCATGTCCGTCACCAGCGTGTACCGGTAATGGGACGTGTTCGACTCACCAGGCGTCTGACGCCCGTACCCCAGCGCATACAGGTTCTCGTTGAACAGGTCAACGTAGAGCTTCCCGCTCGTCCCATACGCATCCGTCGCGGTACCCGGCCGCCACGACCCGTCCGGCCCGCGTTCAATCGACCCCAGATACGCCGCCGCAGCCAGTTCCCACGAGCCGTAGCGTTCGTAGTTCGACTTCAGGATTTCCGCCCCCACCCGGATATTCGTGTAGGGGTCCATCAGGTCTCCACCGTACTTGTTCGCCAGGCTCTGCCAGTACTGCGGCATGATCTGCATCAGACCCACCGCGCCATGCGGGTCGCGGATATTCTCCCCGCCGGACTCGATCCCCATGATGGCGATGATGACTTCCCAGGGGATACCCACCTCGCGGGCAACCCGCTGCGCCATATCCTTCCAGCGCATCGCGCCGCTCAGGCCCCGCCCCTGACCCTCGAAATCCGTCCCCTCGCCCGAATCCGGTTCCATCGGGTTTGGTCGGCTGTAATACCCCGGATCGAGGTCCATAGCGATGTTCATACTCATCTGCGCCAGGTTGAAGTTCGTAGGTTGTGGCGCGAACGGGTTGCTCCTCAACCCGAACCCGCCCCCGCCAAACCCATTCCCGAAGGAAAAACCGCCCGATGCGAACGGGTTCTGCCCCCCGAACAGCCGCCCCGAGGGACGGAATGCCGACTGCATCAACCGCCCCAGCGCCTGGTTCATGCCCCCCTGGAACGAATTCGTCCAGCGCAGGGCAGACTTCGGGCGGAACGCCTGGCTCCAACGGTCGGCCGCGCCCTGCGCGGCCGCGCTGAACGGAGACCGGCTCACCATGGGTTAGTACCTGGGTAGGTAGCGCCCGGCCTGGCCATATCCGGTCCGCTGCTGCGCGTAATTCCGCGCCGTGTTCGTCATCTGCTGTCGCACCCACCCAAGCGCCTCTGGCTGGTTCAACAGATACTGTCCCCAGGCGGAACGAGACAGCGGGAACGTCCGCATCAAGAACGACGGCCCATACTGGGTAGCAACAGGATTATACGAACGCCCAGGATAAGCGCCGACGAATTTGCGCATATCCGAGAATGCGGGACCAATATCAGCATACCGCCTGACAAACTCCTCAAAATTCGGGTAATCATACCACCCACGTTCCGCCCCAGGATTCATAATACGGCGTCGATACTCTTCCCACTCCGGGGACGGCCTGTAAATCGAGTCCGGACCCCAGGTCATCGGACCAAACTGGTTGAAATTTCTCGCTACCATGTACGCCCCCTAAACCCCGAAGAAGTATCTCAAGAACCCACGATCGATCAGGAACTGCGCGAACTTCATGGGATTATCCTCCCCCGGGTAGTAGACGGAGTAGTCGTACAACAGTTGGTTCAACATACCCTGCATGGCTTCAACCGTCGTCGGGTTGAGGGCGGTCGCCCCCATCGCCGCGATCATGTCGCTCAGCCGCGCAGCCACCGAGGCAGCATCCGGGTTATCCGTCAGGAAGTACTGCAAGCTGGGGTGCACCTTACCCTCCTCACCGGAGGCAAGCGCGCTAATCAGGTTGTAGATATCCTGCGGCACAAACCCTGCGGGGTTACCGCCGGGCGTCTTCATGCCCTTGAAGTAGTTCTCCATCCACTCCTTGAACCCGAGTACATCCAGGTTCTCCCCTTCGATCGATTTCTCCGGGTTCAACCACAGGAACAGGTCCGGCATCGCCGAGGCAAGGTCATTCATCGTCCGCAGGAACGGGTCGCGGATATCGGTTGACCACCCCAGGTCACCGAAGATCTTCCCAACCCCAGCCTGCGGGTTTTCCCAGAACCAACGGTCCGAATACTCGCTGATGTCCGCTCCCGACCCCGGCCCGGTCGTATTCACACCATCGTTATCGGTCCCGCCGGTATCCTCTGCGGTCGATAGCGGGGCCTGTCCCGCCTCATACGGGTTCGTCCCACCGCCCGGCAACAACATATCCGCCGGAGTGTTGCTGCGCGGAGCAGCGCTACCGCCGGGCGTGTTCTGCTGCAACCACTCGATATACTTCGGGTTCGTCGTCGTGTAGGTACGCTGCGACGAAACAAACGGCGTCGCCGCCGTCGTGGTGTTCCGCGTCCCCAGCGCCTCCGCCCAACGCCGCCCCAACTGGTCCAGATACTGTTGATAGCGTGTCTGCGGCGTTGCAAACGGGTTCTGTTCCGCCTTCTTTCGCTTGCGCGTGGAGCCGGAACCGCCAAAACGTGTATACGTTAGAACCATAGACTCGGCCCCCTCCTAGAACGCAACCCAGCGCGCCCGGCCAACGTACCGCGATGGGTCCTCCGACCTCGCGCTTGGAGAGAGCCGGGCCAGTTCGCGGTTGATATCAAAATCCCGCAACCAGTCATACCAGCGATAGTTATTCGCCTCCTCCGGCGACTTCGTCGCTTGGTCCATCAGATACCGCTGATACCACGCATCACGCGCCATACGCAGCGTCCGCTCCAACGTCTGCGACGGGTTGAAAAATCGCATCCACCACTCATACGCCGCTCCGGGATCGTTGTTGAACATGACCCTGGTGCGTTCATTCATCTGCGCATGCGCGGTGCCATACGGCGTCGTATCCAACCGGCCAAAACCATAGGCATAGTTCTGCGCCACCGGCTACCTCCTCACCCCCCAATCCTGCGTGTATCCACTGTCACGTAGGAAGGTAACGAAATCCCGCTGGTCCCCGGCGACGCGCATCATATTCCAGTTGTTGTACAACGTATCCAACCGCGCCTTATACACCTGCATCGACATCGGCGTCGCGCCCATCGCCAACATCGCCGGAGCAAAGAGCATGTTCCAGTAGAATTCATTCTCCGGATACCCCCGTCCCCCCTGGGTCGGGTCGTTATACTGCGCCAACAATTGCGCCAGCCCCTGCGCCAGCGGCGATTCCGGGTTCTCCAACACCTGGTCCACCTGCTCCAACACCTTGCGCCGCATCGCCGAACGCACATCCTGTACCTGCGACGCGGGCTTGGTCATGCGGTCGTAATACCCCTGCATGAACACGAAGTAATCATCCGGGAACTCGTTCGCCGCGCCGGGGACGCCAGTAATCATCTCATACAGCGCGGGCAACATCGGCGCGTCCTGCAACAGCATACGCCCGTTCAGACTATCCTCGTTGATCCCGTTCATCGCCAGGAAAAACCGCACCCCGGCATCCGGCTCCGCCATCGCATACTGCAACTGCTCGGTCGTCACCTCGTCGATCCAGGCGGGGATGTTCACCTGCCCACCCGTTGGCGCAGCCGGAGCCGTCCCATCTCCCGTCCCCGTGGGCGTGGGCGTCGTCACCGGGACCTTCTCCCCCGAGAACGGCTCCATCAACCCCGCCTGAATCGGCTGCTGAAACGAATCGCCCGCCTGGCCCGATGGCTGCGATACGCCTACCGACGCCCCCTGCTGCGGGACAGTCACACCTCCCGAGGCGCGCAGGTACGGAACAAACGCCGGACTCGACCCAGGCGGCAGTTGGTTCAACATCGACGACGCCGCCGCCAGTTGTGGGTCCGCCAGCATCTCCTGCTGTTGCTGTCGTTGCCGTTCACGCGCCTCAATCACCCGCGAGGGGTTCAACCGATCCGCGACATTCGGGTGCGCGAGCATCGGCGGCGTCGGCGGAGGGGGAGAGCCTGCTCCGCCTCCGCCCGTCAGCACCCGCTGGGCAAGCGGCAATGCCGCCATCATCGGAGCCATCGACGGGAACGCCGACAGCATCATCCCACGCGGGTTCAGCCGGTTCGAAAACGCCCGCAACTGCGCGTTCACCTGCGCCGGTGGACTCATGCGCACAAACCCCTGCGCCGCCAGCACCGCCAGATCACGCGGGCTGGTCAAGCTCCGTCCCTGAAACGCCCCTGGGCGCACAAACGGCGAACGCCCCTGAAGCGCCCGCCGCGCCATCGCCACGCCGATGGGGACAGGATTCGGTACTGGAATCGACATCATCACACCCCTATCCCTAGATCAACCCAATCGGCAACGGCGGCGGCTGCGGTCCTCCCGGCAAGCCCGGCGGGCGGACGAACCCCGCTCCGCCCAACGCGGAACCCAACGACTGCCGCAACAGGTTCGCCCCCGGCTGCATGATCGGCGGCACCACCGTCGGCGGCAACCCCGGACCCGGCGCGGGCGGTGGACCCGGCGGCGGACCCGGCGGCGGCACCAACGGCAGCCCCGTCACCGGCCCGCTCATCGGCGGCGGTGGCGGTTCGCCCGGCGGAACGGCCCCCGGAGGGGGCGGAGCCGGACCACCCGGCTGCTCCTGCTTACCCATCTCCGCCTCTCGCCGCTTACGCATCTCCGACAGCAACCACAACTGGTACATCTGCGGGTCGAAGCGGTACAGCGCCAAGGGGACAGCCAGTTCCTTCGTCACCGCCTCGTTCATGTAGATTAGGTCGGTCAGCACCCGCTCGTTCTCCCGCTCCGGGTTGTCCAACATGAGGTATTCCTCGCGCGCCGTCTCCATCGAGATCAGCTTCTCCTTGGTGAGCTGGATCGCAAGTTGCGCCCACATCGCCCGGTCCTTCGGGCTGATATCCCGATACTTGACGATCGTCGTGGTGCCGACCTCCTCGATCAGCGCCGGAGTAATCGTCACGCCCCCATACCACTCCCCGGTACGCCGGTCCTTGACAAAGAACCCGACCTCCCCCTCGTGGAGGTCACGGATCAAACGCAACGCATACGTGTTGACCTGCTTCATCGCGCTGGTCATCGCGGCAATAATCGGGGCCAGCGCGTTCCCCGCCGAATCCGTCAGGATCGAACTCGCGTATCCCGACTGTAACCCCTCGCCCCAGAGGATGCCCGGCAGGCCCCCCTTGGCGATATCCTCGTTGATCGTCTCCAACAGCGGGGCCACATCGCTCGGCCGCGTCGAGAGGTTGATCGGTTCCGTCCGCTCACTGATCCACAGGTAGTTCACCGCCCCAGGGGACAGCGCCAACGTCTTCGGTTCGTCCGGCGCGGCCGGGTCGGTGTAGACAATGATCGGGGGGTTGCTCGACCGCGCCACATCCGTCGCGATCTGGCTCAACACCCGATTCAACTGGACATACTGATCCTTGAACGAGTGAAAAATGCTCACCCCTGTGAGCTGCACCCAGCTCGTCGTATCCTCTGCCGTCGCCCGCACCGGGGAACCAATCCCGGTGCGGATAATCCACGGAACAAAGCCGTACTCATGCGCGGTGGGAGCCTTCAGCATCTTCCCATCCACGAAGATACAGTGCCACCAGTCATCGTAGTACGACTCAACCAACTTCATCTCGGTCAGATCCTGGTTCTCGTCGAAGAGCTTCCTCGCCTCCTCGAACTCATCCAGGATCTCCGCCACCGTCTGGTGATAGCGCCTGGCCACCCACTTCATCCCCAACATCGGGTACACCGTCCGTGGATCGACCGATTCCAAACGCAACGGCAACTCCGACGGGTCATCCTCATTCGGCTGGTAGCTGATCCGCAACGACAACCACCCGCGCAGCCCCAGCAACAACGACATCGTGTGCCGCAACGTATTCTGGAGCTGGTTATTCATGTGGGCCTCATCCCACACATCCCAGCAATAGCGCAGAAAATCCTCAATCAACTGCGCTTGGTCCCGCAGCCGGTTCGTCGTCGGGACCACCTGGATCGCGGGCATCTGCGACCCGACGATATCCGCCACTTTGTGCACAACGACCCACGGGGTGTTCTTGACGACCAGCTCCCCCTCGCCCGTCTCATTCCGCTCCAGCGTATACAGCCGGTAATCCTCGTCCATACGCTTATCGCGCAGGCTCCACAGCTCGACCACCCGGTCAATCCGGTCGCGCACCGTCTTCTCATCCGGGCGTTTCCGCTTCGGTTTTGGCCGCGCCTCCACCGGCTGTCGCGGGTTCCCCTCGATCTGCTCCAACAGCTCAAGAAACCGCTCCAACACCTGCGGATCGGTGAATGGGTTCGGGACCTTCGGCGCTTCCGGCATTCCGGGAAGGGGCGGCGCAACGCCCGGTGGAGGAATGGGCAAACTCATACGCGCTCCTTCACCTTGTGCGGAGGGCTACACGCGGCGCGCGCCCGCCAGTTGGGCGCAGGCTATCGTAGGCCATCTGACGCACAACCGGGTCGCGACGCTTCTTCCCATGCATACTGTTGATATTGACGCAAAAATATTCCAACGCGCTGCGGAAGTGGCTCGTCCAGTTATGGATCGGACGGTTCACCTCCGCCACCGAGCGCGTATCCGGGTTATATGGCGGAAACCGCGCATTCGTAATCGACTCATCCAGCGGGATACACTCCGGCAGGTTGATCCCCTCGAACTGCCGCAAGACAAGCTGCGTCGCCATATACCGCGAGCGGAAATCCCGCGCCGCGTCATTGGTGTGGATAAACACCTTATGCTGGCGCAACACCTCGATCGGCGAGGTCGCCGTCGTCGCCGCCCGCGCCTTCCCGCTTGGGTCACCGAAGTTGATGCTCGTCCCCCAGGTCGCGTGGCGGTTAATCATCTCCAGCTCGAACGGCGTGTACGCATACACCGGAAAGGTGTACTGATACTCCTGCCCCGACTCATCCACCCGCGTCTCCGTCCCCTGGGGGATACGCCCAAGAACAAACGGAACATAGAAGTCGATCGGCTTGCCCCGGTTCGAGTAGCAATCGACCGCGCGGAACTTCCCCGTCTGCGGGTTCTGGGCGATCCAGATGATCGCCGTGTCATCGTTCACCCCAAAATCCCACGCGGTATACAACGACCACCCCTGCTCGAACGGATACGACCCGCGAGGGATATCCGCCCAGCCGGGGTAGACTACATCCCGCACCGAGCGGGTGTACGAAATATCCAACTCCTGGGCAATCGTCTCCGGCGTATCCCGCTCACACTGCCGCAGATACCACTGCTTGTCCTTGCGCGGGTCGAGCGAGTAATGCACCGTCAACACCTTGTACAGGCCAGACGAACGCAGCCGGTAGAACTCCTCCTGCCCATTCGCCGTCGAGACCGCGATGCGGCAGCGGGCCGATTGGGAACCGGCCCGCCACGACGCGTTCAAATCCGGCCAGAACGCCGCCTCATCGTAGAAGATCACCGTGTACCGGCCCTGGCGGCTAAACTCCGGGTTCGCGCTATCGCCCGCAATCGCGTTCCCGTTCTCCGGGTTGACAATACGCATGTGGTTGCGGTGTTGCCGAGGGTTCCACCCACTCGGCAACAACCACCCCGGAAGACGGCGAATAAAGTAGTCGAGCTTGCCAAAGTGGGACTCGATCAGCCGGTTATCAACCTTGTCCTCCTTCGAGGACCCGAACAGCGCCTGAAACCCCGGTTGGAACAACCAACGCCGTACCAAAATCCCCACGACGATCCAGGTGAGGCCCATCTCCCGGCTCTTCTCGATGATCCCATCCTCACCCGCGTCAATGCGCTCGTCGATCCAGCGCACAATATCCGCCTGGTACGCATACGGCCCGTGAAGCACAAACGGCAGGTCGGGGTGAGGCGCGTCCGGCCTCGGATCGAACGTCCAGCCAAACGCCGAAATGAACCAAGCCGAGTCCCGCGCGCACCGCTGACGGACCAGCTCCCGGAATTCCGCGCTGCGATCGCACTGTAACTCGATCGCAACCCGCTCATCCAACGTTGGAGGACCCTCAGGAAGATGGAACATACCTCTACCCCTCTACCGCCACCAGTTTACTTCCTGCGCAGAGGCTTCTTCTCCATTACCTCCGGCTCTTTCCGCTTTGCCTGTTGTTTAGTTGGAATTTCCCTGTTGTAATCCAGATTCGCATCCGTAACGGGCCTGAACACGAACCAAGCGCCGCGAGAATCAGTAAACGGAGTTATACCTGTTGACATATAGTAGTGCAGCGAATGTTTCGGAATTCTCCCTTTACTTGGTTCACCGGGAGAACGCGCTTCCTCCACCCAATTCATACGCTCCAACATGCGCAGTTTATCGTAAGTTAGTGGAAACCGTCCATTACGTGGTTTACCATACCTTACGTCGGGTTTGCCTTTATACCCAACCGGACTCACTCCATATTTCTCAAACTGACTCTCCACACCGGGAGCGGACATGCGCTTAGGTCCCCCCGATGGCTTTTTCGGCGCATTCTTTGAGGTATCGCCTGGCATGGATCTGTGACGAATGGAGTACTCGCTATCTCCCTTGACCTGAATGCTTACCGGATTGATCTTCGGGCGACGATACTGAGGGGTTTGTCCCGTACCTGGTCGGTTATTTTTCGGACGACTGTCTTGTCTTTTCAGTTCTTCTTGTAGTTTGCGTCTTCCGTCTGCCATACTCTACTCTCATAACTAGCGGTTTGCTTCTGCGTTCGTTTACTTATCCTTGTAAACATTACGCTTATACTTCAGGTGCAGGTTATACGGCTTTCCGCCTTTGTACGGTATGATAATAAACTCTTTCCTGTTCTTGTTCCCCTCAGGTCGGAAGGACATATCATCCGAATGGAACATAATACGGCGGACTTCAGCATCAGTCCGGTAATACTTGTTCGGACCGTAAGCGTACTCCTGTGTCGTCTTCCTCGGTTTTGGCGCAGACACGGATTGAGCCAGATTCTCCGCGCCCAGCTGGCTCTTCGTCTTGCTCCGTGGTTTCGGAACCGCCCGGACACGCGGTTTTTCCTGCTGTGGGAGGGTACGCTTATACTTCGGAGGTGTTGCCATGTGCCTACTCACCCCCTAGCGATACCGCTTGGAAGACGTTTTCTTCGTCTTCTTGGTGATAATAACCCGTTTTCCGGTGCGTAAGGCTTCCTCACGCGCCTGTCTCATCCCCTCAGGGGTATAGGGGAAGTGTTTGTTCCCTACCTTCGGCATGGCTAGCTCTTCCGCTTCGACATCGGCAGCGGAACCTGCTTGCAAGGGAACACGGTGCGCGTCACCGGGGCCTGCTTCGGTAACGGCCACTTCTTCGCCACGCTGGACGAACGCACATCCAACACGCCGTTTTTCGTCATCTCCTTTGGGATGCCATGCGCCATATCACATCGCCTTTCTCTGCGTCTCCAGGTCGCGTTTCCGCGCCAGGAATTGGATAATATCGTCATCGGATGCCGTGTCCGGATCGGGGACATCCATCCCCCGCGTATCGTTGATCGTCTGCTCGATCACCTTGCGGTCGATACGGCCATACCCAGTGCGGTCGAGCAACTCCTTCGCCGCCTCCAAGCGGATACGCGGCTCCTGGCTCGGCTCCATCAACGCATTCAGCGTCTGGACCGCCTTCTCCGTCAGCATCGTCATCGACTGGATCACCAGCATCCGTTGCCGCGCCTGGTCGGCCTCGATCTGCTCCTGCACCTTGGCATCCCGCTGGCGCGCCCAGTAATCCCAGTTGTCCTCGCGCGCCCACCGCTGCAACTGGGATTTGTTCCGCGAGGGGATGTTCTCCAGGACCTCCGGGTTGTCCTGGTTCTCGCGCGCCAGCTTGACATAGTAGCGGAAGAGCTTCTCAACGCTCCGTTTCGCCCCCAGGTTATAGAAATCGTGTTTCGCCCGTTCCCGGCGGATCAGTTCACGCTCCTCGCGCTGCGAGAGCGGTCCATCAGCCAACATACAGCGTGAATGTAATCGGCTTGGCAGTGCCACGGATGGTCACGTTCGTCGCGTCCATCTTCACCACGCGCAACGTCCCCTCAGTCAACGCGCCATCCGCGTCCGTCGCCGTCGGGACCACGATAGCCACCTCCGGCGTCACCGCGTTCCCCACCAGATCCTGCAACCCGTGAGCAAAAGTCGCTCGATCACCCGCTGTCGTCGGGTTGTACGTCAACCCCGTGACTACCCGCAGCGGCGGGTTCCCCAACCCAAGATGTTCCCCTACCTTCATGCGCTTGCCTTTCGTACATCTCTGCTAACTGCCGTCCATACCCCACGGCAAAACTAATCAGATCCGACTTGTGCTGAACATCGGCGGCATCCTGCGACAGCAGGAGATTGGAGTGGAGGTAGGTGATAAACACCGTCCCGTCCCCCACGTCATCAGCGGGGACAAACCCCGCATACGCCACGAAACCAACCACCTCCTCCCCAACCGGCACCCCATCGACCGACCGCCCACGGTCGATGGAGCCGAGGAACGCGACTGGGCGCATCACGTAGAACGGGTGGACGGGAGAGGCGTACAGCGCCGTCCAGCCGGGAACGTCAAAAATGTAACGAATACGCATCTTCTCGTTTTTATACCCCTATTTACATCCCATACGTGAGGGTTTATACTCCCCGGTGGGTATACGTAGCCTGAAGCGAAAGGTCAGATACAGTGGCATTCGACAAAGAACGTTTCGCCGAGGTGCTGCGCGCGCTTCGGCATGACCAGACCGTCGCCGACGTGTATCGCGGCGCGGGCATCACCAAGGACCAGTACGACAACCTGGAAGAGGCCCGGATCGAACGCCCGGCGATGGAGACCATCGTCGCCATCGGACGCTACTACGGGTTCACCCCCACCCAGATGGCCGTCCTGATGGGGCTGTGGCCCGCCGAGGAGGACGAGGAGCGCATCGTCCCCGAGGCGCGTCGTGTCCTCACCGACATCCAGAACCTCTTCTACCAGAGCGACGAAGAGGAGCAGTACATCCTCGCGGCAATGCTGGCGTCCGCCGTTGCCGCCAGCCAACGCTGGCGCGAACGCGAAACCAGCGACGCAAAAGACCCGCGCCTCCCCCGTTGGGCAGCTCGGATCGCGGCCGCCCCGCGCCTCTCTCGCGTCGCCACGTAGCGCATCCACACTCGTAGCCGCTCGGATAGATACATAGATCGAGCGCACCCCGCCCCAAGGTGAGCGGCTACGAGTTGGACGCCGGTGCCAGCGGTGGGAGTCGAACCCACCCTGCCGATACCTCGACAGCACCCGGTTACACCTGGCAGGACAAACACATGACGTATGCTAGTACCTGCTACAGCACTCAGTGCTATAACAGGAAAATAGAATACAGGTACTGTATTCTACTTCTGTCGTACAAAACGCCGTCTCGACTATACGAGACGGCGTTTTGTATACGAACTACTAGAGTTTAGCTGTATACTCAAGGCTATACATGATACAGAAGCTAGTAGTTACAGCAGACACTCTCTCGTACCTGTTAGTACGAGAGAGTGTCTGCTACAAGGCTATGAGAGTATGGCCTAACACTCAATACATACATAACAACGTTTAGCTAGCTAACAACGATAGCTAGCTAAACAACAGAAATAAAAACGAACGACAGAAGAAGGATGATGGCTATCAGACAGATATAACCATCAGACAGATACAGCAGGATAACAGAAGCTACAGCCTATACTCTATAGGCTGTAGCTGTAGTTTCATAGCCTATAGTATATAGAACAGAGGCTATACGATCTGTTCTACTACTGCTACTCGCTACTTTCCCTGTTCTTCCTGGTAGTCAGAACAGGGAAAGTAGCTTCGTCTCCCCCACCCCCCTGTAGTCCCCCCTCCCCCTCACGCCCTCTCTACTTATAGGCCGGATCAAGTGGCAAATTGCCACTTGCTCTGCCACTTGCCCCGCGTTGCCACTTGGTTTCCGCGTCTACAAGCCAAAAACCCCGGGTTGGGTATTGCTACCCCTCCGCGCTGTGGTATAATTCCCCTACCAACCGCTCGATACCCGGCCGGGCCAGCAACGGAAGAGGGAACTATGCCCAAGACCTACGAGGATGTCCGCGACGAACGAATGGAAGAACTATTGGATCAGTCCAATTTCAGTCTGTCCCACGACGTGTTACCCGTAGATTCGTCAAGCAAAGTATCTGAATTACCAAGCCACGCGTGGCGAGTAGACCGAACTCGTCACAACATCGGCAGCGTCACCGTCCAAGGCGGGAAGAAGTACTACACCTACCGCGAAGTACTCGACTACGCCCACGCCAACGGCTTCGTCGGCTTCCGCCAACTGCACCCGCCAATCCTCACCACCGTCAAGTATCCCAAGCAGGTCGAGGAGCTGCCCATCGCCATCTGCTCGGTCGAAGCCGTCTTCTTTAGCCTCGAACACGGCTTCGAAACCTACCACGGCACCGGGGACGCCACCAGCGACAATTGTAGCCCCGGCGTCGCCAAGCACCTGGTACGCATGGCCGATACCCGCGCCAAGGCCCGCGCCCTCGGTGACGCGCTCAACCTCGACGCCAACTTCATCGAGGAGTTCGAAGACACCCCGGCCGCGAAGGCTACCGGAGCGATGGTTTCCCCCGCCTCTGCTCCCAAGACCGCTGAACCAACCCTCGCCACCGACGCTACCTGCGAGGGGTGTGGCGCGGCGGTCAAGCCCAGCCGGGCCGCGCTGTCCAAAGTCCGCAACAAGGGCCGTGTCCTCTGCCTGACGTGTGAGAAACGGACAGCCCCGTGAACTTCAACGACCTTGTTATGCGTCGCAAGGCCGTCCGCGCTCAGGCCGAGGCGGAAGAGGAGCGGGCGCGCATATACATGGCCGAGGTTGCCAAAATCGCCCGGCGCGAGGATCGCGAATCTACCCGTCTGGATCGAAGCGTCGCCGAACGGTTCGCCGTCCTACACAACGATGACGACTGGCGACGCTTCCTTCCACCGCGTGAGGAAGGCGAAACGCCTGCGGCAATCCTCCCCGGCAACCACCCACGGGTGTACGCTGCGGAACGTTCCGCCGACCTGCGCGACAACTTCCTGTACCAGACTTTTTTCGAGCAGCTTGTCACATCGCGCTATCCCGTCGCCACCTACGCGACCTGGTCACTCTACGTCGCCCTGCGCGCCGCGCTCACCCTCATTGCCGAGCGCCAGTACGGGTGGGAATTACTCCGCGACCACTATCCACCCGACCGCCCGATGCCCTTGCGCGCCGACGCGCAGGACTACCTACGCACCAAAGACATCGACGTGGAGTACAGCCAGTTCATGGCCGAAGTCATGTATGAGGTACCGGGCATCTTGACCGCCGCCGAGACCCTCCTCGCTCTCTACTCGCGCAATGTGCGCATCGAATGGGACCGTCTCCTGCGGCAAAACATCACGCCAGTGACCGATACCCCGCTCCCCGACGACCCCGGCATCTGGACAGGCATCACCGAGAGTAGCCGCCTCGAAGCGGCGGCCGACGAGTACGAACTGTCCCGCAAGAGCGTCGCGGAAGTCGCCCGCCATTTCGGTATTGGCCACAAACGCCTGCGCGAGTACCTGCGTGACACCGGACGCCTGCGCAAATGGGGAGGATCGCGTTATGACTGACACTGCTTTCGAAACCTGGTTCGTCGAAACGTACCAATCACGCTTCCCACACTCGGAAACGCTCGACCCACAGGCGCTCAGCCTCTTGCTGTCCTACGTCGCGGGGCGCAAAGAGGTCGCCAATGCCCTGTTTCGCGTCGTTCAGGAGGCTGCCGACCGCAAGGGAGTAGTCAACGTCGTCGGATACCTCATCAACACCTCCCGCAGACTCACTCCGGAGCAGGTTTTACAGGCCAGCGAGCAGTATCAGCGGTCTCCCGCCTATCCCAAGGACCCAACGCAGGCTGCGATGCGTCTGGCGCGGCAGGTTGTGCGCCGTGGGACAGCTTAAACACGCGCTGGAACGGCTTCTGGAGCAGGAAAAACGCTGGAATAGCGAAAAACGACATGTTTTTGGCATTTCAACCGGTTTTGCGGCGCTTGATGAGATCACCAGAGGCCTGCATCCGGGAGAATTAGTCGTCGTTGTCGCGAAAACCAGTCACGGAAAGAGCGCATTTATCAATCAAATCGTCTTCAACGTCGCTCAAGACCTCGTTGACTCCGGTAAGGAGGGTAAAGTTCTGTTATATTCGCCTGAAATGACCGAACAATCCCTCCTTTTGCGTCAAATCAGCGCCATGAGCGGCGTTTCTCCGCTGCGCATACGCTCCGGAGAGGCCGGAGATGACCGAGAAAAGTGGCTAACCTGCGCTGAACTGTTGCTAAAACTCGATAATGTGGTAGAATTTCAGGCAGGACGCTCGTTAGACCTATACGAACTGCTGTCTGATATCAACCAACGCAAGCTCTCAGGGCCTCCAATCGTGTTAGTTGCCGTCGATTACCTCCAGCGCATCACCGTACAGGGTAACTCAACCGGTTATGACGAGGTAAGCAGGGTATCTTTGGAGTTGAAAAACGTATGCAACGTCGAAAACATCCCCATCATCATCGGCAGTCAGGTCACCGGCGACCCGGAACGGGCCACCATGCATAACGTGAGGGGGTCGGGACGGGTCAAAGAGGACGCCGACGCCGTCTGGGTGATCGACAACCCACACCAGACCGGCCCGCTCTGGCCCGCAACCCTCACCGTCGAGAAGAACCGCTCGGGTCTGAAGGGCGCGGTTGCCCTGGTATTCGACCCCGAACGGGTCGTTTTCGAGGATGTCGGCTACTTCCTTCAGGGGGTGGGTTGATGCCGCAGAGTAGCCGTCAGGCCCTCTCCCGTCGTCGAGGTCGAGAATTCGAGAAAAAAATCGCCCGCGTCCTCGGCGGTCACCTCTACCACCAACACGACGGCGACGTCACCGCAAGGGGGTATCGCATCGAATGCAAACAACGTGAAGGGTACCGGCTCCAGAGCACCACCGAACTGGCCGAATGGATGGAGCAGATACGCCGGTATCGCAAGATGAACCCCGGTAAGAAATTCGCCTTCGCCTTTACCGGGGGACGGGCGGTGCGCGGGGAAACCTGGGTCGCCGTTTTGCTCGATGAGTTCGAGCGACTTACGCGCCAGGCCACGACGGAGGAAGAGGGTACAGATCAGGACACATGAGCGCTATCACCTACACAACGCAGCTACCCGCAGACCTGTTTCCGGACAAATCCTGGCTGGCCATCGACATCGAAACCACCGGGTTGGATGTTGTCACCGATGCCATCGTCTGCGTCGCTGTCTCCGACGGTACGGACGCCGTTGTCGTCGATCTGCGCAATCACGCGGAAGATACAATCCGGGAATGGGTCATGCGTAGCATCTTCTCCCGGCGTCTCATCCTGCACAACGCCGCCTTCGACCTGGCCTTCCTCCAGCAGAAATACGATTGCGGGTATCCCAGCACCGTCGTGGACACCTGGCTGGCGGAGGGATTGTTACGCGCCGGTCTGGAGTGGTCAACCTCGCTCAAGGAGACGGCACAACGCCGTCTCGGCCTGGTGCTTGACAAGGAGTTGCAAACCTCCTTCACCCTCGGCCCGGACCCGCTCTCGCCGGAGCAGGTCGAATATGCCGGATACGACGTAATCCCGCTGCCCGAAATCGCCAGGCAGCAGTACCGGGAGCTGCGCAGCGAGGGGCTGAAGGACGTTTGGCACATCGAATGTCAGGCCCTGCCCGCTTTCGCCGAGATGATGCGGCGCGGCGTCGCCGTCAACGTCCCCCGCATCACCAAACTGATCGAAGAGGCCCGTGACGAACGCGATCGTCTGGCGACTACGCTCCAAGCGCGGTTCACTCCACACATCCTGCACCAGAAGATCGCCAAGTTCGACGCCAAACAGGAGGCTTTCGAGGCTTATCTGCGGCAGGTTGAAAACGCGACCAACTACTACGCCGCTGTTTGGGAGCGCGATCTCGCCGCCGGAGCGGTGTACGACTGGGAAGACGCCTGGCTCGACCAGTCGATCGACAAGAAAGACGGCCAGCCAAAAGGACGCAAACGCTTCGTCCGCGCCCACATGCAGCAGTGGCGCAAGGACAACCCACGCCCAGAGCGTCCGAAACTGGACGAGGAACCGATCAACCTCAACGCGCCGGAACAGCTTAAGGAAGCACTAGTTGCCGAAGGTATCAACATCCAAAACGTCCAGGCCAAGACCCTTTACACCGCGCTGGCGACAGCCGACGACGAAATACGCACCAGTGTCCTGCTGCCGCTGTTGGCCTACAAGAAGAAGCAGAAGCTCGTCACCGCGTTCGGCGAGCCGGTTATCCGCCGTATCGGCCCCGACGGGCGTCTACGGGCGACCTTCCGGCAGATCGGCACCGCCACGGGGCGTCCGAGCTGTTCGAACCCGAACCTGCTCCAGATGCCGAGCGCCAAGATCGACCCACGCTACCGCAGCTGCTTCATCGCCGGAGAGGGGATGGTGCTCGTCGTCGCCGACTACGCGCAGATGGAATACCGCCTGCTGGCCGAACTCTCCGGCGATGAGTTGATGCTCGCCACCTTCCTGGCCGGAGACGATCTACACAGCGTCACCGCGCATAGCCTCTTCGGTACCGTCACCGAAGAGAACCGCAAGGTCGCCAAGATCATCAACTTCAGCATCATGTACGGCGCGGGGCCGGGGTCGGTCCAACGCACCCTCGCGGAAGGAGGCATCTTCTACTCGTTTCTTCAGGCGAAGGATCTGCTCCAATCGTGGCGGGACACCTTCCCCGATGCGGACGAATGGCTGCGCGAGCAGGGGCAGAAAGCGGCTGAACACAGCTTTGCCGCGACCCCGCTCGGACGTAAGCGGTACTTCCCGCTCGAACCGCCGTCTGACTACGATCACAAGACCTGGAACGCCACGGTCAAGCGACGCGGGGCCAACCACGTCATCCAGGGGTGCAATGCCGACATCACCAAGATCGCCATGGGCCGTATCCAAGACGATCTCTGGCCCGAAGGGTCGATCCTCATCCAGGTCTACGACGAGATCGTCTGCGAGGTGCCGCATGAGATCGGCGGTTGGGCTGCCGAGCGGGTGCGCCAGCGCATGATCGAGGCTGCCAACAGCGTCTTCAAGCGCCTCCCCCCGGCTGTTGACGTCGTGGTCAGCAGCAGCTGGAACGAGAAGGATGTCGTCGATGTCAGCCCCGACCTCATCGTCGAAGGCGAGTGACATCCGCTATGCGGTGGGGGAACCCGCAGGCCACGGCCCGCTCTGGGTGTTGTGCCCCTTCCACGCCGATACCAGCCCATCCATGGCCGTCTACCCCGACGGGTCGTGGTGCTTCGTCTGCGGCAAAGGGGAAACAGCCCAGGCATTTCTCGAACGTATCGGGTACACCGGGACGCCGCTCCCCCCGCGTAAGCAAGAGCGGCAGCGCAACGCGTTCGACCCGCGCGCGTCGGCGCTCATGTGCGACATCTGGCACCACACACTCGTCCACGGCCCGCGCCGGGAGCGTATCGACTGGCTCCTGCAACGAGGCATCTGGTACGCGACCATTCTTGAACAGAAGCTGGGGCATACGGGGGAACGCTTCGTCATCCCCATCGGTGGGGAACGCCACCTGGGGTACAAACTCCGCGCCGACCCGAAGTACACCGACCCCGACGCGCCCAAGTACATCCAGCGCACCGCCGAGCGGCTGGCCCTCTATCAACCGTATCCCCGGCGCAACGGGGTACGGGTCATCTGCGAAGGTGAGTTGGATGCGCTCGTCCTGCACCAGCTCGGCTACGCCCCCGTCACCGCCGTCAGCGGGGCGGGGTCACTCGCCGAAACGTTACGCCGCAACGGGTACGCCCCGCCACGGAACGCCCGCCTGGTCATCGCGACCGATCAGGACGAGGCGGGCGAGGCCGCAGCGGAGGAGCTGCTGCGTCACTACCCCTGGGCGGTACGAGCGCATTGGGAAGGAGCTAACGACATATCGGAGTTGTATGTGACCCACGGATATCGCGGCGTTGAGCAAGCGTTGATGAGGACAGACTGATGCCGCATGCGTATTGGATCTATAACGACGAGACCTACACGGTCGAAGAAGCTGAAGAAATAGCGCGAGAGGAGGGATGTTTCGCCTCGTTCCCCCTGGCCGCGTTGCGGGCGATGCGCGAAGGACCCGAGCAGGATGGCCTGTGGTTCCGCCCATCGAACGCAACCCGTTGTTTGCGCCAGCGCGCCCTGAAGCAACACCACAATTACGCACTCAATATTGAAAACCGCTGGGCCGCCGGCGTCGGACATGCCATCCACCTCTGGTTGGCGAACCAGGAGGCCGGATTACATGAACTCACGTTAGAAGCGGAATTGGAGGTGGTTGCCCCAACAACTGGAGAACTCATCAAGGTCCCTTTTCGCGGGACAATCGACGTACTCGATCCCGAACGCAGCCGCATTATCGACTACAAGACGGTGAGCGAGTTCCGCAAAAAGAACATGGAAACCGGGAGGTGGGAGACACGCAAATTACCAGATGACGAACACGAACTTCAGGTAAATCTGTATCATCTGTTGGCAGAACTCAACGGCTACGACATTGATTCTGCCGGTATCTGGTATGTGAGAACAGTCAAGGAGGCTACTCGCAGGTATGTAGAGATCGACTTGTGGGATATCGAGGACACGTACAACCTCGCGGTTGACATGTGTAAACCAATAGCCGATGTTATATCCACCGGGACGCTTCCCCCAGCGTTTACCGAGGACGACCCTAACTACTGGATGTGTAGATATTGTCCTGTAAAGACATACTGTGAGGAGCTATCCAAAAATGAGCAAGACCGCAACCACCTCCCCGGAGTACGCAGCGCGCGACGCGGCCAACGCGCCATATGAGAACGCCTTCAGCTCCATCGTGACCGTCGGACTCGTTAAGGACGGCGACCGCATCGTCGAGCGGCGCTTCATCCAAGACCGCCGCCTGTCGTTCGCAGGCAACACCGCCTACAAGATGCGTCAGGAAGGTCTTGATAACGTCCAAACCTATGGCCTTGTCCCTCTCTGGCGCGATAAGGAAACCAAGACCTATTACATCCCCGACTTTGCCGTTGGTCGCCTGCTGGAACTGATTACCTATCAGGAGGAGCAGCGAGGAGATGACAACAACACTTAGCCTCGACACGCCGGTACGCGGCGATCCCGATATCACGCCGTCGCAGGTGTTCGACGCCATCGCCACGGTGCATCATGCCTACCCGCAGACGCTCGTCCTCGACATCCTCTCCCGGCTCCTGTCGTATCAACAGGCAGCCGGATTGCGTGGCTCCCTTATGGCCGCGCAGATGTTGTTGGAGACAGGCAACTTCACCTTCACCGGCGATGTGCGCCCCGAACAGTACAACTTCGGCGGCATCGGCGCGACCGGGGGCGGGGCGCGGGGTCACAGCTTCGCTTCCTGGCAGGAGGGGGTGGACGCATTCGTCGTCCACCTCCTCGCCTACGTCTACGGACCGCAGGAACGCTGGCCGTCCCCAGACAGACTACCCGACCCGTCGCTCGACCCACGCTACCGGAATGTGCTCCAGGCCGGGCTGGGCGGCAGCATCCAACGCGTCTCCGATTATGGCAACGGACGCTGGGCCGTCGATCCCAACTACAACGTCAAGATCCGCGACATCGCCAATCGCCTGCTCTCAATAGAAAGGAAACCCATGCCGCGCGTCTTCCTGCTTGCCGGGCACCACAACACCAGCGGCGGCAACCCGGTCGAGCATAGCATCGTCGGTGAGTTGACCGAAGAAATCAGCATTCAGTTATGGCGCATGGGCATTCAAGCCGAGATAGGTACGCCCGACGGCCCGGACGACGACACCATCCCGGGGGATGGAGATTTTCCCGGTACCTTATATGAGGCGGCGCGACAGGCGGTGTCGGCCAACCCGCCCGACATCTTCCTCGAAGTCCACACGGAAGGAGCCGGCGGACGGCGCGGCTGCTTCGGCATCTATCCCGATTGGGGTAACGATGTCGATGTCGATGCCCGCGACATCCTCATCCCGCTCATGGTCAAGTACGTCTCCGCTGCTACCGGCCTGCCGGTGCGCGGCAACGGCGTCATGAGCGAGAAACAGACCTACGTCGGCAGCCAAGGCAGCCGTCTGGGCGTGTTCCGCGCCACCGAAGAGATACGACGTCGCACTACCCGGCTCATCTTCGAGTACGGCGCGCATGACAGCCCGGATATCGAAATCATCCGTGGCAAGTACTTCAACGAGCTGGCGGGCAGGGCCACCGCGTCCGCCATCGCCAAATTCCTGGGTTGGAACGATCAAATGGAAGATCCTACTCGAACGAGTTACTTCTTTCCGAATACCGGAAAGTCCCTTGAACGTGGCTTCAAGTCCCGGTTCGAACAGTTCCCGTACCACGTGGCTTTAGCCCATTTCGGGTATCCGGAGTCGGATGAATTCGAATTCTCCTACTACGACCCGTCGCGAGGTGGGGTGCGCACCGGCGTCGCCCAGGTATTCGAGCGGTGTGTCTGGTTCTACGATCCCAGCATCCCCGCCGATAACACCTTTCACATCGAGTGTCTGCCTCACCCGATAAATGTTGTCGCCCGGTCCCAGGCGCATCGCCTGGGGGTAGTACGACAGGGAGCTGCTTAATGGGGGCCAGAGAGGTTGTTATCGCCCCGAATGAGGATTTCAAGGAAGGGTATATCAAGGGGTATGCGGCAGCAATCCTCGTGGCGAAGTCGGCTGTACTAGCCGACGTGATGGAGATCCTCAACGACCTCACCGAAGCCATCCACAACGACAACCTGAAGGAGTGGTCGGAGGGGTTTCGTACCTGTCTCATCTCCCGGATCTTGCAGTGGACAACCGACATCGACATGATGGAGGTGGATGATTGCGTCTGACCCTCGACTTCGGGAATGACACGCCCTCTGCCTTCGGGAAGGGCGTCTCTCCCCACGCCCCCATCAACTTCCAAGACATCTTCGATATGTTGATGTTCCTGCGCAAGATCTACGCCGACAAGGCCTCGGGGGTGGAGACGCTGCGTCTCATCCTCATGCTCTGCATGTACTCCCCGCGTCTCCTGGTGTACACGTCCCTCTACAACTTCCTCCGCTTCGAAGACCAGGAGGAGTGGAATGTCGAGCAGTTCGTCAAGCTCGTCGATCTCTTCGCACAGGTCGAGGAGGAGAGTATGAAGAAGGGGTAACGATGCGCGTTGATGTACTCGACCACGGGTACGTCCTGCTCGTCCAGTGTATGGGGGATGACCTCACCCCGGTCAACGCGGCCCGCGTGTCATTCGACAAACGCGGGTCGCGTGACGTAGACGGGGAACTCGCCCCGCGTGACCGGCGCTTGTTGCGCTACCTGGCCGAACACGACCACACCTCCCCGTTCCGTCACGCGGTGCTGACCTTCGAAATCTATGCGCCGTTGATGGTTGCCCGGCAGTGGTGGAAATACCGTATCGGCGGCAGCCATACCGAACCGCTCGAAGCGTGGAACGAGTCGAGCAGACGTTACATCAGCGAGGAGCCGGTCTTCTACTGCCCCTCGGAATGGCGCTCGGCTCCAGCCTCGCGCAAGCAAGGCAGCGGCGCGGCGTTAGACGGGCCTGCGGCAGCGTATGCCAGCGCCCTGCTCAGCGAACGCATCCGCGAGGGGTTGGAGGCGTACCAGTGGGCGCTCCAGGCGGGCATCGCGCCAGAACAGGCGCGGTTGTTCCTCCCTGCCTACGCCATGTATGTGCGCTGGTGGTGGACCTCCTCCCTCCAGGGGGTGGTCCACTTCCTACGCCAGCGCCTGGCCGACGACGCGCAGTGGGAGATACGCCAGTACGCGCTGGCGGTAGACGCGATCACCCGCAGCGCGTTCCCCGTGTGTATGGACGAACTCATACGAGAAGAGGGCGCATGATCCGGCATCTACGCTACCTGCGGCTTGTCATCAAACACAAGCTGGGCGTGTTGATTGGGGGCAGGCGGTACGGAGTGCCGCTGATAAACCTCGTCCTCCACGACTGGGACAAGTTTCTCCCGGACATGTGGTTGGCCTACGTCAACAGATCATTCCCACAGCAGTCGCCTCCGTCTCAGGACGCGAAGCAGGCATTTGCCAAAGCTTGGGAGAAACACTGGCGACGCAACCGCCATCACTGGCAACACTGGATGCTTGTAGGACCCACACAATACGGTCTGCATACAGGCGCAAGTGTGTGCGTCGCCATGCCGGAGGACGATGCGCGTGAGATGGTCGCTGATTGGTACGGGGCAGGGTGGGCGTATGAAGGGGAAACGAATCCCATAGGGTGGTACAAGAAGAACAGGAAAAAGATACACCTACACCCGGACACGCGGAGATTTGTTGAGGAGTTGATAGGGTACGAAGCGACGTGACAGCCGAGGGATTATATATCACACGGATCATCCACGACGGCGTGGAGGTGTATAGCAGCGAAATAGCCTATGACGAGAAGGGGTATGTTCAACACACGAACCACAATGTCAATCCAGACGCAACGCGAGAGGTGTTCCACTTCGCGTTTTCCGCTGCTCTCACGTCCATGCTTCAGGTACTGGCGCTGTATGACCCGATCATGAGTGAGTTTGTCAAGCAACTCCTGGTGTATGCATTGAAGACAGCCGAAAACGTGTTGGAGGAGTAATGCCATATATCGTTGATATTGACCGGCGATATCACCTGCCGCTGAACAAAGTAGCCAAGCTCGTCGATAGGCCTGTCCCGTGGGGGTTTGGCAGCTTCAGCGAGGCCATGTTCTACCGCACCTACAGCCGAGAGCGGTGGGACGGACGCAACGAGCGCTTCTGGGAGACGGTCGTCCGAGTCGTCGAAGGGGAGTTCTCGGTCATTCGCTGGCACCTGAAGCGCATGGGCATCGCCTGGGACGAATCCTTCTGGGATAGCCTGGCCGTGAGGACAGCCGACGCCATCTTCAACATGCAGTTCCTCCCTCCGGGGCGCGGACTCTGGGCGATGGGGACAAAGAAAGTATTCGAGATTGGCAACGCCGCCCTCAACAACTGCGGCTACGTGGAGGTACGCACCCTCTCCAAGGACGCGGCCTGGCTCATGGACCATCTCATGCTGGGGGTTGGGATCGGGTTTTCCACCTACCACCTCAAAGGGATCTTCTTCCAACCGCTCGAAGGGGTAACCGAGACATACGTCATCCCCGATTCGCGTGAGGGGTGGGTGGAGTCGGTACGTCGGTGTCTCGCCCAGTACGAACACCCGAACCAGCCCCGGGTCGTCTTCGATTACAGCCGAATCCGTCCCAAGGGGACGAAGATACGCGGCTTTGGTGGTACGGCCAGCGGGCCGGAGCCGTTGCGCCAGCTCCACGAGAAACTGGTCGAGATCATGGACGCACAGGTCAACGGCCCCAAACGGCCCAACTCGATCCTGGTCATGGATGTGATGAACCTGATTGGACGTTGTGTCGTCGCTGGGAATGTGCGTCGCAGTGCCGAGATTGCCCTGGGCAAGATCGACGACCGGGACTTCATCAACGCAAAAGACCCGGAGGTGTTTCCCGAACGGAACGACCCGGTACACGGGTGGAGCTTCCTCTCGAACAACTCGGTCGTGTTAGAGGAACATGACGAGTTCGTCCGGTTGCCGGACATTGTGCCGGGCATCGAGCGTAACGGGGAGCCGGGGTTTATTAACCTACGCAACATCGCCAGATACGGCCGCTTCACCGAAGAGAAGCGAGACCTGGCGACCGGGGCCAACCCATGCAGCGAGATCCCGTTGGAGTCACACGAACTCTGCTGCCTTGTAGAGGTGTTCCCCACTCGTTGCGCCGATTTCAGAGAGTTAGCGGAGGTGTTGGAACTTGCGACCTTGTACGCGATGGCGGTGTCGCTCATGCCGAGCCATGACCCCAGCACAAACGCTGTCGTTAGCCGCAACCATCGCATCGGCGTTAGTATGTCTGGGCTGGCTGATTGGAAGGACCTGGTCGGCGTTAGCCAGCTCATCCGTTACCTGCGCGACAGTTACCGCATCGTCGAACGAGTCAACCAAAAATATGCGCGGATGTTCGGCATCCCCGAATCGGTACGGCTCACCACCGTCAAGCCCTCGGGGACAGTTTCGCTCCTGGCCGGGGTATCTCCGGGCATGCATCACCCGTGGGATCGCTGGTCGCTGCGTCGGGTGCGGGTGGACGCGAACTCCCCGGTAGCCGAGCGGCTGATCGCGGCCGGGGTGCCCAATGAGCCGGACATCACCGCTCCGGATCGCACCCTGGTCTTCGAGTTCCCAGTCGAATATGGCCACGGCCGCACCCGTCCCCAACGCGAAGTCTCAGCCTGGGAACAGCTCGCGTTTGTCGCGATGTTGCAACTGAACTGGGCCGACAACATGGTCAGCAACACCATCACCTTTCAACCCCACGAGGCAAAAGACCTCAGCTATATGCTGGCCACCTTCGCGCCGCTCATCAAGTCCACCTCCGTCCTCCCTGGTTCAGACGACGCGCATGGGTATGCGCAGCCCCCGTATGAACGCCTGACCCAGGCCGAGTATCGACGACGCAAAGCGGAGATCGGAGGTATCGACTGGTTCGGGTTGTTCGGATCAGATGGACAGGAGAGCAGATACTGCGAAGGTGACTATTGCGAGTTGTAGAACGGAGGCCGGATGAGCTGGAGATTCAACAAACACGGCAAGCTCATCTACGTCACGTCATTCAGCGGGGAGGAGATGTATGGGCTAGCATTGCTAGCCCATCGTCGTCTCCTCGTCAAGAACGACCCATACGGTAGTGACAGGATAAAGGTAAAGGACACCTTCGAATCGCACCTGCTGGGGTGTATGGCCGAGGCAGCTGTCGCCCGCCTCCTGCATCTGAAACCGGCGGTAGACATCACTCCGACGGGGGACGGAGGTTCGCGAGATCTTGTCCTGAGCGATGGTAGAAGTATCAGCGTCAAGTATTCGCGCTGGCGACCTGCGGAAGGCTTCTCCGGCCCGTACTTCGCGCTGCGCGGGACAAGCGCAGCCGAGTTCAAAGATACCTACGGCGTGTTGTGCATCCCGGCCTGGGACGGATGCGCCAGCCGGATCGAAGTAGCCGGATGGCTCGATCGGGACGTGATCGACCAACACGGGACGCTAGTCAATTTCGGGTACGGGGAGCGGCTCGCGGTGCCGCTGGACAAGATGCATGCGATAAAAGACTTTCCACTGCTGAAGCAGAAACAGGAAGATAGATGTGTCTGCTGCGGCGCGGATGTGAGCCGCGATGGCGGAACAACTGAGCGCGATGCGTAGTGATGACTGGAGTACGGAGTATGGTGTACCTACTTCGGTGGAAGTACGATGAAGACGACCTGTGGTGGAACTACGTAGTTTGTCATACGCGTGAGGCGGCTCTAAATAAGTTACATGGTAACGTACAACGAGGTCCTGCGCAGTTGTTCGAGTTAGAACTGGATAAGAGCAAGAAGATAAGCGCAGTGGAGATTCAGACCAATAACCTGACTACATACACATACGATCCGGAGGAATCGGGGAGGACAGCTCGATGATTTACCTCATTCGTTGGAAATACGAAGGAGAAAAGACGTGGCGGTACTTTATCTACGAAGACGCAGTATCTGCATTTAGTCGGATACAGGAATTTGTTGACTACGGAAAATATGGAGGTAGGGCTAGTGAGGTATCTCTGTACGAGCTGGATCTGGAAAACGCTAAATTCGGTGACGTTGTTGTGGAGAAGTATAACCCAACCCAGGTGACGACGTGAGTGTGGTACATATCATTGCAATGAAATACGACAATCGAACGGAGTACGAGCTTAGAGAGGACTACGATGCGGCATTGAATCTAGCAGCATACCTGTACTCTGTTAGGGATAAGAATCCAAAAGGTCCTAACAGCGTTATGGTGTACAGCGTAGAGCTAGAAGATCAGTCAGTTGTAGTAGCATACGACGTGAATGACGAAGAGCATACGATCTGAAAGATCGCAGCATACGTCATATAGCTCCCCAATCAAGCTGTAGTGGTAGTAACGGGTATGTGGTAGCTTGGCATTAGGTAACGGGTGGTTGCACCTGAACTGAGGGGAAGCGGAATCAGATGAAACGGCCAGCAGGTTTTCCGGCAACGGAGGCCTGCTGGCCATTTTTTGTTTGCTGACGGAAGCAGGCAGGACATACGAGCTGGAAGCTCGGGATGGCATGGCGGTGCTGGCAAAAAGCCGCGTATGTACGCTGGTTCTGGTGGTTGGGGATGGGTATGGGCAGTGGTGGGACTCCGGTGGTAGGAGTCGGAACCGGAGCGGAATTAGGTATGGGGGTGGGGTCAGGAGCCGCCTGCGACGGCGAGCCTGCGGCTGCCGACGCGCTCCCCACCCCGACTGGCTGTACCGGCGGGACGGGCGCATGCATGCGGCCGGGCGCATGCCGGGAAGAGGGCGGCGGCGGCGGCGGGCATACACACACACCCTTGACGTGACGGGCAACCGCGCCTACACTATGGGCACAACGCCCTAACAGGGCGGACATACCGCGTTGTGGGGACGCGCCGGGGCGCAACGCGGGGAACGTGTACCCCGGCGCTAGACGAAGGGATGGTGCTAGCATGACTGCTAGCAGAACGCGGCGGATGAACCGGATGGATGCCTTGAACGCGGCGGGTGAAACCGCGTTCATCGAACAACTGAACGCGGACGCGGCGGCGGGTATGGTCGCGTCCGCGCTATTGACCGTATCCGGCGGCGAACTGCCGGCGGACACGGCGGATGCCCTGACGGCGGCGGCGGCGGCGGGCAACCGCGCCGCCGCCGCACTCAAGAGTCTCGGATTGGGGGTTGTGTTGACCGGCGCGGACGGCGCGCCGGTGCCGGCGGATCAGTCCGGTGCCTGGCTGACCCGATCGCGGGTCAGCGCGATCTTGACCGAAGCGATCGTCGCCCGCGACCCGGCGGCGGCGCTAGCGCGCCGCATCGCCGGGACCGCTGATCCCGCAACGATGCAATCGTTGCGGATCGCACTGACGGCATCCGCCGATGCCGGCAGAACAATCGTCCGTAACGTCCGTGACGCGGCGCGCGCCGGGCGTGCAGCCGCCGCGATTGCGAACGCCGCCGCAGCCGTCCGGGACGGCGATGTCCGTCAAGCGATGATTATCGCATTGACGGACGAACTCCCCCCGGACGCGGCGGAACGCGCCGCGTCCGCGATTGCGGACGCGGCGGATCGCCGCATCCGCGATGTTGAGTCCCGGCGCGCAGAGCGCCGGGAACGGCAGGAACTGATGCGCAGAGCCGCTCGCACCCCGGGCGGACTGTCCAACCGGGAACAGTCCCGGTTGGACGAACTGAACCGAAAGTACGGTCGCACCTAGCGCCGTACCCGGTTCAGTTCAGCCGGTAGGCACTAGCCTACCGGCACTTTATTGCCCTAGTTCAGCCGGTAGGCATGCGCCTACCGGCTCATACATGCCTAACAACCGCGACTGTTAGGCATGTATGAGCCGTCACGTGACGGCTGTACAGGTTGTGCCGCTAGGGCTGTACCTAGCGGCACTGAACGAAGGGAACGGCGGATGTACAGATTCCGCTTGATCCTATGGGTTCGTGACGGTCACGTAGCGCCGGGGTGGGTTCGCACCCCGGCGGAACGGCATCAGCGCGCGCGTGTGCTTCG